TTGAGGATTTGAACCCATTTGGTTATATTCTTTCGGAAACTCATTGTAATAGAAATTTTCAGGAGCACGTTGATAGGGTAAATACTCGTTGTACATGTTTTGATATAAATCATTCATGTACCCAGGTGTATACTGTTGTGGCTCATTTGCATAAGGCGCAAGGTGTTGGCTGGCAACTTGAGGAACTTGCTCTAAATAAGGCATAGCTGCGTTATATGGATTGCTGCTTCTTTTAGGCCTGGAAACCCCCAGCATTCTTCCTAAGCTACCAAACATAAATAAATCTCCCTAAACACTAGTTACCGTTTCGACGGTTCCTACAGCAACTAATAGCTGCATTTTTCCTAAATCCGTGTTAAACCAAAAGCGACATGGTTGAACTGCAGGCACTAAAGCCAGCATAGCCGCTACATCAGCATTCGATAAAGATGGCATATAAAACCCATCTTTTGTATCCAATATAAATCTCAGCGTTTGATTTAGCTGTTGATTATAATTTTCCTGGTTACCATTCTTGATATACGTTGGGATAGTAATTGGTTCTTGTGTTGCCATTAGTACAGTTCCGCTACGCCATCGTATGCCACAAAACGATCTAATCCCCAAAACCTAAGTTTAAGTGTTAGGCTATTGCAAGTTCCCATATTCTCCCAATTAATAATATTCTGTCGAATTGCAACTGGGTTTAAATATCTTGCCACAGTATTGCTCCAAGTAATGCCTCCGTCCCTAGAGATACTTAAATCTACTCTAGGCTGATAAGGCGGCGGTAAATCTCCAAGAGGAATTCCCAACCCTGAGGTTTCATCTGCAATAGGGATATCAAATTCAGTATAGATTACGTCTAGAGGAGGGGCAAAAAGGTCCTCGGTTATCAATAGATTCTCGTTGTTCAATAACGACACACCTGAGACTAGGGGATCATTACCCTGCTCTATCGTAAAAACAAAGGTATTGGCTCTAAAGCCGCTAGAGTCTAGGGCTCGGATTGTATCTGTAATCCTAATGCGCTGGATGGTTCGATTAAGGTTAGGGTCTGGATTAGGATTAGTGGGTAGATTTTCATTATAGGTCGTAAAATCTGTGGATGATTGATAGAGTGAGGCATTATTAAGGGACAAGAAATAAGTCTTTAAGTTAAAATAAGCATACTGTCTAGCTGGGTGAAAGTTTAATTCAAAATCTGTCAGATTAAAGAACATTTCGGTTGTAAAGTCGTAAATTAGCGTTAAATTATCAGCAGGATTAAAAAAGGTTAATTGGTAGAAAAGATGGCCGTCTTGGCGATAAAACATGGCTGTAGATTGACCTGGAAACTTGACGTTAGCTAATTTGTAATCGATGCCATCTGTAGATATTGGAGAGAAGGTTTGACCAGTATAAACCAATATAACAGGAGCATTGTTTTCATTTACTCCAAGCCATGCAATATACTTATCGGAAGCATCAATGGTTGATACGGATATGCAACCATAGTCTATGTTGATTGTGGAGTTTCTTAAGTAGTTTTGTGTTCCACCGACTTGCGTCCATATTTCACAAACAGCGGTACCAAAAACTAAAATATTATTTCCCTGTCCGGGCAGCCTCATAATCGCTATTGCGTAATCAGGTTTTGTTTGTAATGCAAATTGAGTTGTGAGAGCAATAGTGGTGGGTGTAGCAAAAGAAAATGCATACCACGCTGAACCGTTAGGCGTTCTATTGCCGTTACCAAATAGAAAGAAAGTATTATGGTATTCGACGTAATTTGGTATCAGTGTTCCGAGTCCACCTTGAATTGTTATGTTGGGCAGAAGAGAATGATTGTAGATATAGGCATTCAGTCCATCGACCAAGCATATCTGAGAGTTTAAATTCTCATCCATAAATACTTCGCCGACCGCAGTTACTAAGTTACCAATGAATGTTATTGTTAGATTTGTTTCAATCCTATAGACACCTTGGCCAACGACTGCTAGTAGGAAATTACCTCGGATACTTGTGAACAGCCCTCTTCCTTCTCCCCCTGCTACAAATTCTAAGATACGCTGATAGCCTGCGGTATTGCATATCCATTTATCGGTGATAAACATATTGACGGTAGTGGCGGAGGATATTTTATTATAACGACCAAAGGTGCTAGACCCAACTACGTTGACTTTCTCTTGCTTTGCTTCTCCTGCGGTCTTTCTCATGTTCACTCATATAAGTTATTAAACTGTCCACCCTTTACCGAGATTCACCTGTCCGTAATTAATCGAACTCTTATTTGTTATCGTACTAATTTTATTAATGGTCAAGTCCATTGGGCTAGAGCGCTTAGATATCATTTGCGTGTATTGTAAAAGTTGTTTAATCATCCCTTGCGGAGGAACAAAGTTATAGGCAGTACATAATCGTTCAGCTAATCGGTATTGTAAGTAGTTGATATAATACTGGTCTAATCCTGAGGGGAAGAAAGTTAAATTAAAAGGTCCATTGCGGGTACTAAAGTTTGAGAAAGTAATATTATCTATTCCTGGATTTACGCCCGCTGTTTCTACAACAATATTTTCACCAAATGAATTAGTTAAAATAAATTCTAATCCGAAGATGCCGGCTGTTACATGATTGATTACACCGGTGTTTATGAAAGCAACCAAGGCGTTGGTATCTGCATATGCACCTTGTAAATCAAAGCCATTAATCACAAGCTGTCCAGGCTGAATAACAAAGTTTCTGGGAGGTGGTGGTACGGGTGCGGTATATACAATTGTCGGTATACCCAAATTACCTTGTGTAGTGTTTACGGATAAGTCTTGAGACGCAGTTACACTTTGTAACCTAAATAAACCCGTCAACTCCATTGGGTAATTAATATCAGGAAAGAAATAAATAAATAGATTAGATCCCCCCAGTGTTCTTTCACAATGCCAATTAAACGGTAAAGACAATACGTTCTGCGTTCTTCCTGTTCCAAAATATTGGTCTCTAGGATTCTTGCGCATTTGATAACGTATTGACTGAATGAAGAAGGTTAAAGTCTCAGCCTCGGATAGATTCGGAATGAAGTACTTTTCTTGTCCAGCAACGGCATTAAACTGATACGAAGAATTGAAATAAGGAATCATATCCTCTTCAATCGCCGTATCAGATAATATTTCGTTTAGCTTATCAAGGCCAACCTCAAATTGGTCCCCCGCCACTGTCTGAAACTGACGCGAGACTATACCAGAGGTATAGAAAGCCTCATTTATCAGCTTTGTGACGGGGTAAGTCATCGACTGCCCTTATAACTGATCTACGTAAGATATAACATTTAAAGTTACGTTTGATGCTGCATCGGTTTTCCAGTCAATGCTAGGTGTAGCATTGCAAGGACAACGAATATCATCAATTTTCAACACACCGGCAGCAGAACCACTCATTAGAGCAGTACCGACAGCCGAAGCCGATCCAGTGGGTCTTATTGCAACAAAATTACCTGCGGCATTAGGCGTCAATCGCACTTCAAAATTTACATCTGTTGCTAGAGCCGGAACAGCAGCACTAATATTCTGTGCAGTGAAGGCAGCAGCAAATCCGACTGCTTTCACCTCGATTGCTGTGTTGTACCACATAGTGCGTGATTGTGTAACGCCTGTTTGTGTAAATCCTAATACTAAAGTATTTGGAGCTGCCGTAGCGTCAGTTCTAATTGTTCCTACACGTCTGAACATATCATAACCAACAGGTAAAGCGGGATTGGTTGCGCTTAAAGATAACAAACATGCTACTGGCACAAATTCGAACCCACCAACATCGCCTGCCGTAGAGCTACCAATAACAAACACATTGTAATAACTATTTGCAGCGAGAACACCAACGTCTAAACCATTTACGCCATTGTTTCTAACGCTAATAGTGGTGTTAGGTGCATTCGCATCTATAACTAGTTCGTTTGGATTTCCAGTCAGTGTTGCATTTGCTTGCGTAATTGTTGGCCTCAAAATAATGTCATTGACATCGGTTGAATCACGAAATGCGCCTGGAGTTACAAGAACATGAGTGGTATCTAAGAAAAGTAGATTGCCACCATTTACAAATAAGTTACCCAAGTTTTTCATTGGGGCTAAGGGTAATCGCAGTGTCATATATTTAATCCTTTCATTAAGGTTGCAAAGAGGGAGCCCGAAGGCCCCCTAGTTCACTACAATGGGAAAATTAACGCCAAGGCGTACTCATCGACCAAAGTCGATCCCCAAATTGCATCATGTATCATGCCCATTTGGTTTTGACCAAACAAAGTACCGTAGTACATACGTAAGGAAACGCCCGTTTCAGGATCGTTTTCATTGGCAGTTGGGAACGGTATTTGATCTGGTAGTCTTGGCATCGCCAAGAACAAGGGATCCCCAGCGGTTATTAACCCAGCGCGATGGCTTGGAAGTACTTTAGCCTGCATGCCTATAGCTACCTGCACATTTAAATTTTGTGCATTTGTTGGCGCAGCTTGTAGGAACGGGAAAATAGGTATAGTTACAACGCCGCCAGCGGTAGCGCCAACATTTGCTAATGCTCTTACCTGCACAGAGTTAGCAGAAACTTCATGGCCTATAAATGTTCTGTAACGAAGATTGGGTTGCCCTGCTACACCATCGCTAAATTGAATTTTATCGTTCAATAGAATTGCATTAGCGTCATTGGCTGTAGCGCCACCAAACGAAATTGTATCAATTGAGTTGTCTGGACCATTTTGCGTGAATCCAGTAACCGTCAATACTGTTGCTGCATTTCCAACGTTTCCTGATACATGAATTGGCAACAAGTTTGATTGATACCAATCGCAGTTTGAGAATTCGCCTAATTCCCATGAATTAGCAATTCTGTTATTGCGATCTAAAGCAAACTGGTTTAAGCCGCTTCCTACGATGTTAGGTACAACCGTATCGCCTAAGTAACCTTTTGCTTTGCCTGTTGCGGAACCGAAGTTACGGAACAATGCAAGAGCGTTAGCTAATTGTGTATAGGTGTTGATTGGGTTTACGCCATCGCCAAAGAATCTAAATGTGTGAGTTACAGCATTTTGAGCAATGTTGGCTTCAATCTTGGCACCAATTTCTTGTGTGGCTGCTTTACCAAATCGTTGCATATAATCTTCAACGTTGAAGATGAATTGCTGAGAGGTGAAAGCATAAGAAGTTGAAACAGCATTTTGACAGCTCAGAGCTTGAACTCTTTGGTCTGCGGGTTGGAAAGCTGCAACTAGAGAACCAACGGTCGTCATTCTTGGAGGTAAATCGAATGTTACCGTGTCACCTAAGTTTCCGATAAGTTGTTCAAAGTTTTTAAATTTAGTATTTGCTGTAGATACAAAACAATTTAAGTTTTGTAAGAAAGCGAGTGATGACATTTGATATGTCTGCACTTGCTGTAGAATATTTGCTGGAACGGCCATAGCTAGTGATTCCTTTCGCTAAGAATTAATCCTGGCGAGGAAACGATAGCTTGGAACTTTGCGCCTAGCCTCTAAGCCAAGGTGCGTTTTTGAAGTCCTTCAGCGACATTTTACCGTTGTCCGCGCCTACCATAGACGGTTTAGGACGTGACAAAGGAGCTGGTGCATTAACGGCAGTTGCTTTGGCTTGTAAATTGGACTCTATTGACTGAGACAGTTTTTGTAGCTGTCTTTTAGCCAGTTTATCTGACTTAGTCGCTAAAGCATCAATTTCCTGAAGCTTTGAAGGATTCTTAGCCAGTTCATACATAATCTCTGGCGTATGTTCCATACCAGCGGCAAGCATGACAGCATTTGGGAATTTATCCGGCTCGAAGTCGCCCATCACTTCGTTAAAGTCATCAAAGAGCTGAGAACCTTTACCCATCTTTAGGTAATATTGCTCAGCGATGCCTCTTAACTCCGCTTCTTGCTGCGCCTTCACTGCCTCATCGCGGTGGTGTGCAAGTTCATCTAAGAACTTGTTGTACACCCTATCCTCAATGGCAGCCACATCAAGTGAACCTCCCCCTGGCTGTCCAGGCTGGGAACGCATCCTTTCTAATTCTGCCTGATGTGCAGCCTCGGCTTCCTGCCGGGCTTTTTCAGCAGCACGAATCTTTTCCCGTTTAACGATGTCATTAACTTGGCTCGCTGTAAGCATCTTTTCAGCGCTTGCAGGTGCCGCAGTATCCATTACTGCATTCTCTACATTGTCTTCCATAACCCACTATTTCCCCGTGACGGTAATCCTCGTGTCGCTGAGCGCGGCCAGATAATCCTTAACTGGCGAAGTTAACCTCGTAACGCAGAGCGCGAAGCAGAGCAAGTCCACTTAATATTAAGGTTAGTAGGGCTTGGAAAAAATGCAAGAAATAACAAAAACTGAGAGGTTCCATTCCTGTGATAGCAGCTATCTTTTATGCCTGTAAGAATGAACTTTACAAAATAAGTTAATTATCTAAAATAGAACGATAGTTTTCACGTAGCACAAAAAAAGAAAAATTGGGCGGGTAAAATCCGAGCGATATTCCAACTTTCATGCAATTTTCGTAGGATTCATACTACGTTTTCATAGAAATCGTGCAATTTCTGCAATTGCAAACGAAATAATTGCAATTGCAATGCAATTTTAAAAACATGTTCTAAAGGCACAGGCGATGGATAGGGGCAATAGTTCAAGTTGTGTATTCCATCTTATTTCTATTGTTTACTTCTTTATAATTTTGTTTAAAATACATCGTGAATGGTTGAGAACTGTTCTAATTAGAGAGAAGCAATGTTAAAAGAGATTGGCTCGGTATATGGATGTTATATCGAGCTAACTCCTCGGGAGTGAACATGAGTGATGAATCGCTATTAATTTATCCAAAACAAGTACAGGAAATTTTAGGTGTTGGACCTACTAAATTCTATGAAATAAATAAGTTGCCTGATTTTCCTAAGGCAGCAATATTAAATGGGAAACGTCCGATGTACAAAAGGAAAGAGATTGAGGAATGGGTAACTAATTTAAAATAAAGACCTATAATTAAACACAAGTTCATTTATAAACTAGTGATTGGTTGTATATCAACACATCTACCAATTTGTTACCAATTTAAGAAAAGTGGTAAAATGTTCTCAGGATAGATAGGAGTAAATACATGAGAATTGATACATTAATTGAATACAAAAAATATCTAGCAGCGGGTTTTACAGAGCAACAGGCAACCCTGCAAGCTGAATCACTGGCACTGGCTGCAGAATTAGATAAAGAAATAGTATTAAGGCCAGAAATGCAGTTAATGCAAGATAAAATGATGGCTCAAATTAATGCAAGATTTATGGTTGTGATTATTATAGGAGGAGCTATTTTTACCACTACAATTATTCCAACGATTCAACATTATATTGATGCTAGAAGATATGATAAGTTAATCCAGACTTTAGAAGCGAATGTAGATAGCTTAAAAAATAAACAAACAGAAGGTTATTGAAAAAATAGATCCCCGATAGTTCAGTTGGAAGAATAAGTGACTGTTAATCACTGGGTCGGCGGTTCGAGCCCGTCTCGGGGAGCCATCTAACCAGTAACAGTCTTACCCTTAGACTTAGGCTTAGCTACTTTCTTTTTCTTAGCATGAAGCATCTTATTGGCCTTAGCATCTATCTTAGCCTTAGCACTTTCAGATAGCTTTCCTGCCTTCTCCATCTGGGAGGCTCTACTTTTCGCGTTTTTTGCATGAGCCGGATTATTTATGGGGTACTTTCTTTCACCAGGCATTCCAAATTCAGACTTAGGCAATTTATTGCGTTGTTTCGTCGTTAGTTTCGCCATTTTCGTGCTCCTCCTTGAGCTCTCGGATTTTTCTTTCGACTGTTAAAAGAAAATCAATAAAACAAGAATCATTTTTAAATTCAAATTCCTTTTGGAATTCACCACTTCTTAAATTGCAATAAAACTTCTCATTTCCTAATCCTATTGAGAATATATTCATTTTAATTTTTGTTTCATCAAAGCTCATTCAAATGGTCTCGCTTGCTCTATATGATGTTTAGCAACGTTTAACGCAGCTTCGACTGCTGTTCTAGCATTCTCGCTATCAAGCTTAGCTTCTTCAATGTCTTGCTTGCTAGCCATATCCTGAATCTTAGCCATGGTTTCCATGTACTTAATATCTGTAAGCTGTTTCTCATTAGCAACCTTAGCAGCTTGAATAGCGTGGTCGCCCTCTGCCTTGCTAGCCGCCTGCTCTACTTTAGCCATCTCAATTTCCTGTAAAGTCTTCATTTGCTCTTCGGCCATCTTTTGCATGGGGTCCCCTTGCTCAGCAGCCTTGGCCTGTGCCTCTTGTTGTTGCTTCATAAATTTGACGGCTTGGGCTTTCATACTCTCAATGCCACGGATATCTAGGTTATCGAGGATTATCTCCAGGCCTTGGGTATTAATGAACTGAGCAAATATTTCGCTTGATTGCATCATACGTATAATTTGGTCTAGGGCCACTTGTTTCTGAACGCCAGAGCTTACACCAGCCTCTACCTTGATCTGTAAGCTATCAGGATTGTAACTTAAATCCAAGCTCGTGGGATCTGTTGGGTGATTGATTATCTGATAGGAGCGTTTTCCATCCGACTTCATTACTGGAAGGCTTCTTGGGGTTACATAATATTTTGGAATTAAGTCTATAATGATCTGCGCTATGCGGTTCAACCCCTTTATATACCCCTTTAAATAGGGGATAGCAGCTGCGTTAGACTGCATAGCACCTTGTTGAATCGCGACCCCTGATATTTGTTTATCACTGATTCCAAGGATGCCATCATAGCTGCCTAGTATTGTTTGGGTGACTCTATCGGTTCCCATGAAGGTGTTTTCAACAATAGGCGGGGTAGGGGTCCTTTGTACTTCTCTTGGCGGTTGTAAGGGAACATCTGGATTATCTTTATAGAAAGCGTTGTAAGCCAATGTCGATGCTTGTTGTACGTTTTTGTACGCATCCTCATAACCTTCTGGGATTGATTCTACAGATACAATAAACTTATGCTGAACCATATTCTCGATTTCAGCGGCGACGGTTTGACCTGAAAAGTTCTTTAATTGTTGTATACCTTTGGCATGATAAACAAAAGGTCGCGTCATTTGTTCTGAGGCACCATTCTCGCTTTGTCTGATGACAACACTATTTCCATCAACGAATACAAGCGGTAAATAGCGATAAGAGGTTACCTCTCGTGTAAGTACCTTGTCTTCACAAACCAAATATCGCTCTATAACTTCGATAACGGTTTCTCTTTCTGAAATAACAATCGGTGCTTGCTCTATGAAACCTTCTTCTTTCCACATTTCCATGAATTCTTCATAGTGTTTCTTTATAATGGTATGGCCATTGGAGAGCTTAACAATGCGCTCTTTCTTTTTCCTTTTAGCAAAGTATTCCGCTAATAAAACAATTTCCTGGTCTTGAGAGATATAGCTCCAATTGAAATTACCCATTTGGCTATTGCGGACGAATCGCATGTTGCGAGTAGAGTCATCGCCAAACTCCTTCTCAAACTCTTCGCGCGTTTTAGGATAAAGCTGGAAACAGTAGCTTCCGTCGCCTTTATGAGAGTCTCTGGCAAGAGGGTCAAAGCCGGTAAGAGTAGGGTCGAATACGCGCTCTACCCGGATGTTCTGCTCAAAAGACATGGAGTTTATATAGTCTGTAAACACATGGACGACTGAGAACCCGCCGGCCAGTAAGTCTGAATAAACGTTATAAGCTAAGGCATCGTTAGAAGCATCGAAGAAGATTTCCCGTAAGTGTCCCTCTATGACCTCCAGGGTATCTAGGAAATCGTCAGTAAGGTCTTCAACTCGTATTCCTTCTGCGGCCCTTGCGGTAATCATAGGCTCTTGTTTAATGAACTCGCCCCGAAGTCGAGATATCATAGCTTCTAGGATGTTAAATTCAACGATGGGTTTTTGTAAGATATTTAATTTTGTTTCATCGTCTGCGCCAAGCGATGTTTTGAATACAAACTTCAGAAACTCATGATAACGATTAAAGTTATTTTCGAAATAATTATGTGAGGCTCGAATGTTGTCTTTAATCTCATCTAATCGTGTAGCATATTTCTTTGCAATTGGCATATCATTTCCTTGATTTTTGCATTGCTAGCATTTTCTGGTTAAAGCTTTGTGCGAGTCCCTTAATAACTTCCTTGGTTTCTTTTTCTTCTTTTTTGTAAGCAGAGGGAGGAAGTGCAAATGTTAAACAGTTAAAAACTAATATACTATTTGCATAATACGCATTATGTTTTTCCAAAGTTAGATTGTATACTTTTGTGTCCTGCACGCTTTCTGTTTGAACAGACTTTTGAACAACATTCCACCTTCCTATATTTGTTTGCAAGAAACTCCTTATTGCAGAAAATGCAGATTTTTGGTTTTGTTTTCTGTCTGGCATAGCATCCTTTCTGCCTGCATTTTTTTGAACACACTTTAGTGTCTTTAAAAGGTGATTTAAAATCTTTTTTGCATATAGCACAATTGATTGTTTTGTGTTTAATATTATTCCAAACATCATTAGCGTGTTGTACATGCCACGCTCTCCCTTTTTCTGAAGAATGCCATTCATTTGCCTTGATTCTTGCGTGGTACAATGACTGTTTTCTTTTTTCGGCGCTTCCCTCGATTGATAACCATTTATCAAAGTGATATTTGGAATGCTTTCCAACCTCCATAAGTTCGAGATTTGAAATATCATTGTTGCGCCAATTATGATCCTTGTGGTGAACAACGAAACCTTTTGGTATATCTCCGAAGTTATCTGACCAAACGCGGCGATGAAGAAGGCGCTCTTTCGCATACCTATCGTACGACTGATAATATCTACCAGATGTTTGAATTCTGAATTTTTCTTCTTTGTAAGTAACGGTCTCAATAATAACCATTTTATATTGTTCCACTTATTATACGATTCGACATTAAATGTTAATTCTAACGCATCAAGAGGACAAACACCAGTTTTCCAATTAAATATTTTGTGTTCTGGTCTACCAATAAGTTTTGATCCATTTGAGAAATCAACGGAGCATAATATGTTTGTTTTTCTTTCCCAAGTTTTCATGATTTTCGTTGATCCAAATGGCGTTATTACTTCATCTCCTACTTTTAGTTGTTCTATGGGCTTTTCTCCGTTAGGAGTTTTAATTAGTGTTCCTGCCACAAAACACAAGGAATCCGATTCATCTGGAGAGCGCACACCGCGCTTCTTCATGTCTTCTTTTTTTTCCATGACTAATCTAGAATTA